CATCGGCAGCGAAGTTGTCGCTGTTCGGACAGCGGAAACAGACAAAGGGAGGATCCGGGCCCTCGCCCTCTGCAAAGTGATCATAGGCATAGGGAAGCCCCAGCTCATCCAGAATCTGTATGATCTTATCCATTGCTTCCTCCCGGCATTAGCCCTTCAGTTCCTTCTCAATCTCATCCGACAGCTTTCCGGTGATCTCTTCCTCGACAAGAGCGATATGAGGAATGCCCTCGACTCTCCCGCCGCCACGCTTGGCGTGTCCTTTCTCCAGAAGGTGTGTGAGTCCGTAAATCTTGTTGTGAACGACCACCTCAGCTCCGATCGCCGATTCCTTCTGGACGGTAGAACGCCAGCTCTTCGCATACTTTCCGGTGCGTTTCGGGGATTTCTCCTTCAGTTCCTTTACGGCTTCTTTCCCGGCATCCTTGATCTCCTGCTTTACGATGTCGTTCACATCGTCGGCATAATCCGAGAGTGTCTTCTCGACCGTCGCAGCAAGATCTTCTACTTTCACCTTCATCGCTTCACCTTCTCGCACTTGAATTTAAGACTGTTGTGTTTGAACCCCATCGGATCAATGGCGGTGACGTTGTAGACGGCATCTCCCAGCCGGATCCGGATCTTTGTGGAGTCGAGTCCCTCGAGGCACTTGGCATAGCGGACGGTAAAGTCAATCGCATCGGTACTGTTTGTCGTCCCGGCTTCCTGCTTCTCGGATCCGCCACTCTGTACCGGTGTCGCCCAGCAGGTGTAGAAGTCGACCCACGTATTGGTATGGTTACCGTACTTATCCTTCACGACCTCGTTCTTCTGGACCGTAAGCCGGACATTCATAGCTGCGATATTCATCTCACACCCCCAATCAGAACTTCGGGTCCCGTTCTCCGAAGAGCAGGTTCCGAAGCGTGATCGTGAGCGCGTGATGATCCGCTTCCTCCCGGTGCTCGTTGAGATAGGCAAGCGCATACAGCACCGCCACCACAATGATCGGACTGTCTGTATCGTCGAGACTGTCCTTCCGGAGGACTGATGCGACAAGGCTCTCTGCGGCATCCAGCTCCTGCTGAATGACATCGTCCTCATCAGCTGCGTCCACGCGCAGGTATTTCTTTGCTTCTTCAAGCGATATCATCACTGCCTCCCATCGAAAGAAAGCCCAGAGCTTTGACACTCTGAGCTCCCGTCATTTGTTACTGTATTGCTGCCTTCATTCTATCAGGCAGACGCTCCTGCCTTCATGATCTGCACGGCCTCCGGAAGAACCAGAAGACCATCGACACGCTCCTTGGCAACATAGCCGATCATGCCGTTGCCTGCGAAGAGCTCACGAAGCTCCTGCATAGAACGGGTGCCGCGATCGCCGATGTTGTAGTAGGAGAAGTCACCGAATGCCATCACAGGCTTTCCGGCAGCAAGCTCCGGTGCGAAGGCACTTGTGTGAACCGCATAGCCAAGAAGTCGGTCCGGCTCTCCCGCCTGATAGGACGGCTGCCAGATGTAGGCTCCGTTGTTATCCTTGAGCTTTCTCAGTGCCGCAAGGGTCTGGTCGTTCATGATAAACGACGCCTTCTTCCGGTACGGGCGCTTCAGGGCATACACGAGATCCAGTACATCATCGGTGCCGAGCTTGGTGCCGGTCAGGGTCTTGGCAACCGTGCCGCCGTTCGTGGCATCGAAGATACCAGTCGGCTTGCCCTGTCCGTCGCCGTTCAGGAAAGCGTCCTCCTCGGCATTGGCAATCGCGATACCGAACTGGTTCGTGATGTAGCTAGCAAGATCAAACATGGAGTCATAGAGCAGCTCCTCGGTTACCTTCACGGCAACATGCAGCTTGTGGGCATCGAGGATCTTCTGACCGAACTTCGCATCGGTGAACTGAAGAGCTCCACCCTCCTCGATCCATGCAGCGGTCGGCTTCGCTCCTGCGATGTTGATCTTGTGCTCTCCGGAAGTCGTGATGTGGGTCGCGAGTCCTCTCATGATGTTCTCCTCATTCAGAACATCAATGAGCCTGCTGTCCCACTCCTCCGGAACCAGATATCCGCCATCAGCATCCACACCCTCCTGCAGGAGATCGGATACCTGATGGAAGTTCGTGCGCATCGCGGTCAGCATATCTCTGGCATACTGATCGGAAGCACGTCCCTTTCTTTCCGGCTTTTCATTTCCAGCAGACGGCTTCCCGGAAAGCGGAGCAGAGGTCGGCTGGTTAAGCTGTGCCTCAATCGCAGCCTGACGGTTCAGGCGGTCGATCTCCTTGGTAAGGTCCGTGATCTCCTTTTCCATACGGTCATACGTTGCACCGTCTTCTGCAGAGAGAACACCGTTCTCTCCCCTGTGAGCTTCAAGGAAGGACTTTGCTGCCTCCCATGCCTTGGCCCTCTTTGCAATCAAATCCTGTACGTTCATATGTGTTTTCCTCCTCACATCATGGTGTGTAGCAGATTCAGGCGATCCATCAGCGCATCGACGCTCCTGCCTTTCTCTGCGGTATCTTTGGCTGCCGGTATTCCCGATGCCAGCTTTTCAATTTCGTAGTGCTTCTTCACCTTACCCGTGAAAGCCGCCGCCATCTGGCGACTGGAATAAAGGAATCCTGTCTGGATCTGGTTCTTTTCCTTTTTTTCGGGATCCTCTTCTTCCGATTCTTTTTCTGATTCCTTTTCTGATTCCTTTTCAGATTCCTCTTCTGGTTTCTCTCCATCCGGATCCTCCTCTTCCGGGACTTTCTTGTCCTGCTCCTCCTCATGGTAGAGATCCGGGCGTTCCATCACACGGTCTGCAAAATGAAGCTCGACTGCCTTATTCGCATCCATCCAGGTCTCATCGTCCATGAGCTTGCTGAGCTTATTTTTGGAAAGGCCGGTCTTCTTCACGTAGGCATTCAGGATGGAATCCTTCACAGAATCAAGCATCGAGATCGCCTGTTCCAGATCGCTCTTATCTCCCATCGCTGCCGTCGCCGGATTATGAATCATCAGCATGGATACTGGTGATACCAGAACCTCATCTCCTGCCATCGCAATGACAGAAGCTGCCGATGCGGCAAGGCCGTCGATCTTCACCATGACCTTTCCGTCGTAGGACAGAAGCATGTTGTAGATCTGTGCCGCCGCCCAGACATCGCCCCCCGGAGAGTTGATCCAGACCGTGATCGGTCCTTTCCCGGAATCAAGGTCAGACTTAAAAAGAGCTGGCGTGACGTCATCGTCAAACCAACTCTCCGAAGCGATGGTTCCGTTTAAAAACAGCGTGCGTGCAGCAAAGTCCGGATCTTCTCCATCCGGTGCCTTGTTCCGCACCCACTTCCAAAACTTGTTCATGTGTTCCTCCTTCCCCTTCTTAGGGGCTTTTTGTTCTTGGTATCTTCTTCCGGCTCCTGCTCTGGATCCTCCTGCTTCTTCTCAGGCTCTTCATCAGGCTCATCCTGCTCCGGAGGATCACTTCCACCACCGGAAGTCTGGTAGGCCGCTCCTGCCGATTTCAAAGGCGTCATCGATCCATTTACAAGGAACAGGTTCCCGCCCTCTTCGTCTGGGACAAGATCCATGTTCTCTAAGCGCCGGACATCGTTCACACACAAAAAGCCGTTACTGATGCCAGTCGCGTATCCCTGCATGCGGCTCTCATAGTTGCCGCGAAGAAGACCATCCACGTTGAAACGCGCATAGTAGATCTTCTTCTCCTCCGGGGTAAGAAGCGACCTTGAGATCGCAGACTCGATTCTGGCAAGCCACGGCTGCAGACTGTACGTCACGAATTCCAGCGACTGTTCCTCAATGTTAGAAAAAGTCGCATGTTCAAGATCTCCAATCATATGCGGCGGCACCCGGAAGATCCTGGCAATCTCATCGATCTGGAACTTTCGGGTATCCAGGAACTGCGCCTCCTGCGGATTGATGGAGATCGGCGAATACTTCATGCCCTCTTCGAGGACTGCCACCTTCCCGGCATTCTGGCTGCCGCCAAAGGCTGCCTGCCAGCTATCTCTCACCTTCTCCGGATCCTTCAGGACACCCGGATGCTCGAGGACACCGGATGGCGCTGCACCGTTCTCAAAGAACTTACTGCCGTATTCCTCACAGGCCATCGAAAGGCCGATACTGTTCTTTGCCATCGCAATCGGGCTGTAACCCACAAGGCCGTCAAATCCAAGCCCCGGGATCTGCATCACCTCATGGGGAGAGAGCTTGACGATCGTCTCTTTCATCGTCGGTGCATCGGATCCCTTGGACCAGAGGTACTGGTAATAGATGTGTCCGTTCTCGTCACGGTCCACCGTCATTCGGTTTGGCATCAGAGGATACAGTGCTGTGATCTCGCCCTTTCCATTCCGGATAATCTGCACATAGGCATTCCCCCACAGGAGAAGGTGTGTGAGGAGCGTCTCCCAGAAGGTGTAAGCCGTCATCTCCTCATTAGGCTCACTGTGAAGAAGAAAGTACAACGGATGATCCGTTGCCTTTACCTTGCTCCCATCCTCCTCTTTGTAGAGGTGTAAGGGCAGGCTTGCCACAGCCTCAGCAAGTACCCGGACACAGGCATACACAGCAGTCACCTGCATGGAGCTTCGCTCTGTCACAGTTTTGCCAGATGAGGTGTGCCCATAGTAAGCGCGGTAGACACTGCCGGATGTTGCATCCTTTGGATCCGCTCTTGCCTTCCTTCTGTGAAATAAATCCTTAAATCCCATCGATCCTTCCTCCATCAAAATGTGATCAGCCCTCGGCTGTCGTAAACACTCTCTGCTTGTTCCTGCCGGATACAGCGATCCAGCGCCATAATCGATGCAACGATACCGTCGATCTTTTCCGGTGATTTCGCCTTGGTCGGCTTGATGTTATCGGCAGCATCCCGGTCCACGACCACGTTCAGGGCCATCCACCGAAGGACCGGATTGCCACCGTGGATGATCTTTCCTTCCATCATCAGCTTGTAGAACTCCTTGGTCGGGGCGGACATATCTTTGAAGCCCTGTCCAAAGGGCACCATCGTCAAGCCGTCATCCTGAAGATTGATGATGAGCTGGGTCGCATTCCACCTGTCGACCGCGATTTCCTTGATGTTGTAGATCTTGTAGAGATCCAGGATGAACTTCTCGATGAAGTTGTAGTCGATCACATTTCCTTCCGTCGCCTTCATGTATCCCTGCTTTACCCAGACATCGTAGGGAACAGAGGCCCTTCGCACCCGGATTGGAATGGTGTCCTCCGGGACCCAGAAGAATGGCAGGCAGATGTACTTCTCCGTTTCATCTCTCGGCGGGAACATCAGAACCAGTGCGGTGATGTCGCCAGTGCTCGAAAGATCGAGTCCACCGTAACATTCCCTTCCCCGAAGACTATCCAGATCAATCGGCTCATTGCCCTGATCAAAGACCTGCTCCGGAATGAAGGCGGTCGTTGAAGATACCCACATGTTGAGTCGGAGCTGCTTAAACACCGCCTCCTCCGCAGGATTTTCCATTGCCTCGTGGTAATGCTCCCGGACACGTTCAATGTCAATCGTCTGCCCGAGACTTGGATTTGCTTTGTACCAGTTCTTCTCATCGTGCCAATCCTCATCTTCTTCCAATCCGTAGACGACTGGATAAAACGTATGATCCACACGCTGCCCGGAGAGGATGTCTTTTGCCTTCTGGTGCAGCTCGTAGCAAATCGAATTCTTATCGGTTCCGGCGGTAGTAATCAGGAAATATAGCGGCTGCTCTCTCGCATCACCGGAGCCTTGGGTTAGAACGTCATACAGCTTTCGTGTCGGTTGCGCATGAACCTCGTCTAGTACAAGACCAGAAACATTCAGTCCATGTTTTGTTCCCACCTCTGCAGAAAGCACCTGGTAGAATCCGGCATTCGAGTAGTTCACAATCCGCTTGCTGGCTGCCATGATCTTGGAGCGCTTGAGTAGCGCCGGTGTCATGTTCACCATCTGGTGGGCGACATCAAAAACGATCGATGCCTGCTGGCGATCTGCGGCAGCGCCATAAACTTCTGCAGACGGCTCGTTGTCCGCATACAGCAGGTACAAGGCCACAGCTGCGGCAAGCTCCGACTTTCCATTCTTCTTGCCAATCTCGATGTAGGCTGTCCGGAACTGCCGGTTTCCATCGGGCTTTACGATTCCAAAGAGATCCCGGATAATTTTCTCCTGCCAAGGGAGGAGCCAGAAGCGTTTTCCGGCCCACTTGCCTTTGGTATGGCGGAGCATTTCGATGAACTTCACCGCCCGGTCCGCTTTCGCCGCATCATAGTGGGACGTTGGAAGCATGAACTTTGTCGGCTGATAATCGGTCAGCTTTGGCATATCTACAGGCCGCTTTTCAACTGCCATCTACGTCACCTCCCAACAGCTCCTCCATCTCATCTCCCGGTGCTGTCTTCCCGGCATCCGCGATCAGGCGGGAACGGGACGCCGGAGTCAGACCGAACTCGGTCGCGAACTTTCCCATCTGCTTCATGTAGGTCTGCGCGATGGAGACCTGCGGGACCTGTTGCCAGTAACCAGAAGGCGTCCGGACAAGAGTGCCGTGCTCCGTGATGAACTCCTCGGCTTCCTTCCATCTTGCATAGGACTGGCAGTATGCAGCAAAGGCAGCCATATCGACTTCGGTGAGGACACCGATGGCTTCCATCTTCTTTGCCAGCCTGTGCCACTCCTTTCTGGCATCCTTATCGAGCCACTTCGGACAGGCAGGTGCTTTCCGCTCTGGCTTTGGCTCATTCTCATTCAGTTTTCTTTTCCCGGGATTTCCTTCCAGCTCCTTGATTGCGGTCGGAGTTGGCTTTCTTCCTCTGGTTGCCATAGGAAACACCTCCTTTCTGTCCATCAAAAAAGGACCGCCGAAGCGATCCTGTCCCATGTGGTGTATGTGTAATGCGGTATATGTGAACGAGAGAAAGAGCCGTGTGGCTCTCCTCCCGGATTTGACTTTCTTGCTTTCTGTTCAGCGCCTTCTTGTCAGTTTAGATCGTACAGGATGATAAGAAGCGCAAGCTGCGCGTTTTCTGTCTCCGGCTCGATGTCCCAGCCTCTGTTATCAGGAATTATCGATAACAGAGGTTATCAATACTTTTGAGTTATCACGAAACATCGCCTACATGCTCGGTATTAGGTTAAACACTCGGATATATTTCGTGATAACA